GTTCTTCTTGAGGTGCACCATTTGCAACGGCATCCATAAATGCCTGACGTTGTTTTTCAAATTGGTTAGATAGTTGCATTGTCATTCTGTTTTTTCCTTTCTTAAAACATAAAAAGACCGAACCCTTTTGGGACAGCCTTGTCTGTATTTTCAATTTGTTTTTCTGGTAGTTTAGCTTCTAGCTTTTCAGCCACCAACTCAGCGATTTTATCAATGTCAGGGGTCATAGCCGACCTCATCTTCTCAATAAAATCACTTGGGATCATAGGAGTTTCACTCGCAACCAAAGTCGGAGCGACTTCATTTGTAAACATAATCTTGTCTACAAATCCGTGATTCAAAGCTGATTCAGCATCAAACCAAGTAGTCTTGTTCATCAATCCAAGCAAGTCATCAAGAGCCTTACCAGTCTTATGAACATAGGCACTAGCAATCGATTTGTTAAACCCTTCTAGTACACCAGCCTCATGAAGCAGTGTGTTATGGTCTCCATTTACTTGCGTTGAAACATTGTGGATCATGATTTGGGCAGTCGGACTGATTTCAACCGTATCTCCTGCCATTGCAATCACACTCGCTGCGCTTGCTGCAATACCGACAATCTTTACGGTCACGTCACCAGGATACGAGCGTAGAGCAGTATAGATTTCACTACCAGCATAAACATCACCACCGCCTGAATTGATATGAACCTCAATCGGTTCACCACTTTCAGGAAGGACAACATCTTTCGGAGCAGTAGCTTCCCACTCAAGCCAATCGTAAAGCCATCTGTCATTATTTGATACAATCGTACCCTTAATCGAAATTACTTTCATCTTCTTTCTTACCTCCTTTCTCTATTTGCTCACCAATTTGATAGTTTTTGGTGATGAGAGGTTTATCCCCCCATGGAACAGCTTCTAACCCAAGCTCAGCACGAACTTCGTTAATCAACATTGAGCCAGACGAAATAAGTTTATCAATGCTCTCAGCAAGTGCAAATTTATCTCTTTGACCTTCTCCTACGATGACAAAGCGGCTTAAATCGTCATATCTTCTTCTTGTTAGCAATGAAAAATTTAAACTATCACTCATCTTCTTAACAAGAGACTGAAAACAATAACTATTGAACATTTTTTGACTATTCTCTAGATTAGCCATGTCACCATGTAGCAAAGCTGTTGGAATACCCAATATATCAGCAACTTCATCATCAAACTGTCTTCTGAGTTTTTTTAATTCTTCAACAGATATATTTGAAGTTCCTGTAGTATTGGTTAACTCGCTGTATTCCATTCCGTCCTGAGATGGAACAATCGCAATCGTTTTGGTACTAAATGACTTAAAAAGTCCATCGGCATATGCTTGGAGTTTTTCACGCATCTGCTTATCAAAACTCCCGTTATTCTTGGTTTTCAGAGTTCCTCTGATTTGATTATTCCTAGCCAAGGCCTCGACCAAACGAGTGTGCAACTTCTCGTAATCATCAAATAAGTCAGAAATATAATCTTGCAATCGATTATTGTTATATTGCAAGAAAATCACTTCACTCATCCTAAATCTTTTTTCAAAAGTATAACCCCTACAAGATACATACTCAAACACATCGTCATAAACAGCATATTTAGTTCGAGTAAAGGAATCTGCGACAAGCAACTGATCATCATCTGTGAGAAAAATTAGAACTTCGTTCTTAGTAATCAAACGATAAACAACTTTTTGCCAAAATTCAGAAGCTGACTCGTTTTTATTTGGCCTAACATTTAACAAGTAATCCCAATCAGATTTTTCTGTTTTTCCCTTTTCAAGATACTTGAACTCTGACCTAGCAAAAATCCGAGCAACAAACTCAGCAGACTTATCGACAGCCAGACTTTTTAACTGTAGATTCCCAAATATTCGCTCCAGCTCTTCAAATTCAAAGCTAGCAGTTGGTGTTTCACGCTTAAACAAATTCAGCAATCCCAAGGTTCGTCCTCCTTTCTTTTAATTTCTGCCGACCACCCACCCAAAATTAAAAGCACCCTTTCGAGTGCTTATATTAGGCTACTTCTGCTAATAGTTTTTCCATGAAATAGACTTGACCTTTTCCAGTAATTTTTGTAGTTTTACTGATACGAATTGTTCCATTAGGTTCATGGTGTGTTCGTTCTTTTATTTCAAACAATCCCCTATCCATACTACGCTGAGTTGGCATATTCCAAGAGTCTCCTTTGCGGTTAATTAGAAATCCATTTTCACGTAGCCAAATAAACAAACGATTCTGACCAATATTTAGACCATTCTGACGGAGCAACTTAGCAAAGTCACCAATCAAAATAGATGTCTGACTAGCTGACACCGCATTAGCAAAGAGAACTTTTGGCTTGTCAGCTTCCATCTGAGCTTCCAGTTTATGGATTTTATTATCCGCAATCCTCAATGCCCTAGCCATAATCTTTTCAGGACTATTAAAGTCTTTCTCTACTTGAATAAAGTACTCACGTATCTCATATCCTTTTGGAGTTTTAGACATCATAGCAAGATGTTCAGCCATCCGTAATGTCACCGCATAATCTTGAATTTCTCTAACTGCTCCATTATTTACAACCGTAGTTCCAACTACGCTTGTAAAATCCTCTCCTTCCTGAAACATTTTGAAATTTTGTTCCACCCACTGACTAAAGCGAGTTTTAACTTCTAGTGTTTTGTGCAACTGTCTTGCAGAAACCACTGCATTATCATCTTTTAATTCAATTGTAATAAGTTGATTCATTTTATTTCTCCTTTAATATAATTATCAATAATCGTACGATGCTCATCTTTAAGACTATCCAGCCTGTACATGATAAGATTCAATACGGCGAATTGTGAGCTATGTTGAGCAATAAAATCATATAATTCACACTGACTATCCCAATCTGGCTCTTTTGCCAGCCAATTGTGAATCAAATCCATACTCTCACGGATTTCTTCAACATAGTTCAGTAAATTTTCGTAACTGTCTAAAAGTTCAATTTTTGCCATTATAAAAACTCCTTTGCGGTATGACAAAGAAGCTCTTTTCTGATATAATGATTTCAGAAAGAGTTTCTTTCGAGCGATAACGTATAATCACAACTTTGGCGAGGAGGATTATGCGTTATTTATTTTTTTCAAGACCTAAAACTAATTTTATGCCTTTTCTAACCACTTCTGTACGAGTGGTCTTTTTTTGTAAGCAATAATCTTCCAAATGTTTATTCAACTCTGAGTCGATTCTTGCTTTCACTTCGACATTCAACGGTTTTTCGCTTTTTGGTCTTCCGGTTCGTGGACTCATTTCATCACCTACTTTCTGTGCCACAACAATATACTACAACTTGTGCCACAAAAAGTCAAGAGGTTTTTTGAAAAAAATTAAAAATAAGAAAAGCGCTTAGATTTCTCTAGGTGCTTTAGACTACTATCTAGTGTAGATTTTAGGAACAACTGCATATTTTATTTCTTTACCTCGTTTCAGGCTTACCTTAGATATTCTTACATAACCCTCTGTTCTATACTTAGACGGTTCCATATAATGGATAAGTTGATTTGCTAACTCTCTAGGTACATAACCAACAAAATATCCTTCAACTATTACTTTTATCGCATTACCATGATAAGGATTATCTGGCTCTGGTTTAAATTGAAAATTATTTGTTTTAACCGTTTCTAAATGATCTAAATCTTTTTGCAACTTATAAAAGGGAATTTCTCCAGAATCTCGATAAAAAGTCCCCACAACAGTAAATCTTCGTTTCCAAACAAGACCACTATCAATTTCTTTATCCGTAAACTCTTGATGATTATCAGTTTTTTTACCAGAATCAGATTTTTGTTTTTTATCTTCCTCTGACCACTTTTGTTTCGTTTTCTCTACTTCACATGCCAAGTCTATACAACGTTGTTCCAACCAGCTAACCCTCTCGCTTTTTTGATTAGAAGCACCAATTATTCCTAAGATGGACAGAAAAGCTAATATAAAACCAAAGAATTTAACAAAAAAACCAGAAAGTATAAAAATCATAAAAATACTTATAAAAAGAAAAATCACTGAAATCATCTGACCAGAAGTCATACCTGATTTTAAATTATCGATTTCCTTATTTGCTTTAGCTCTTTCATTTTCCAATTCAAGTAATTTTTCCTGCCTGTTCATGAGTCCATATCCTAATCCTATTAGCAAAATAATATTGCACTAAATGTCAGAACTAGTATATCAAAAAACAGAGCTGCATTCAATTACAATAATGTCCTTGCCTAAAACTCCCAATTCTCTAGCATGTCAAGAAATTCCCCGACATTCGACTCTTGCACCAACTCACGCTTGTATAGAGCAGCAATCAAGGCATGGAATCCATCTGTCTTTCTTCTGACGGGTTCTTTCTTCAAGAAACGCTTATTGCCATCCTTGTCCTCTTTGACATAGGTATTATCCGTATACCAAATCATTGAGTTGTCACCCTCAAAGATAAAACGCTCATTGGCAAATCCGTCTTCGATAATTGGCGCAACCTTAGACTGGATAGCCCCTGGATTCCGTAAGAACTCATAGTCAAAACCAGCCTCTTCCAAAAGAGGTTTCAACAAGTCCATTCTGAAACCATCAGCACATACAAGTTCAATTTGGTAAAGTTTGCTCCATTCGACAAGCTTAGCAATCAAAAGCCGTGGATCAATACTAGGACCGTCCACAATTGTAAATAAACCTCTGTCTGCCCATTCTTCAATAGGGGCTTTTAGTTTGAAAGCCCTCAAAAACTCTTTCCGAGCAAATGAATGTTGTTTCCAGATAAAATCATCCCCATTCTTAAACAACAAACCAACGCTCGCAAAGTCTCGGATGCTCGCATAGTCAAAACCAGCCACACATGACCGACCTTTCAAGTCGATACCAGGAGATCGCAAACAAGCAACTAGCTTTTCTCGAGAAGTCACATCTTTCTCAAGGTCAGCTTCAGGAAGGTTCATCCGTTTAGTCATGAACTCCTGACGGCCAGACGGCTCCAACTCAAGGTCATCATAGTCAGCCTTGGTTCTAGCAAGCAACCTTTTAGCGTAAGGAGTGCTTTCGTCCAACATCGGATTTGCTTTCGGCCAGCTCTTCATGTCATCCACCTCATCCGCACTATCAAGCTTACAGATGAAAGGAAAGAGCCTGAAATCATCAACCTCTCCATTCAAGATTTGCATAGACTTCTCTATCAGCTTGTCATAGAACCCCTCGCGCACATACCCATTCGTACCGTTGTAGAAAGTCCGAGCATGAGCAATCTTACCAAGACCAGACCTTTGAACCTTCACGGCCTTATCATCTTCAAATTGGTGAATCTCGTCAAACTCAAGGCAACCATCACGAGCAGAGTCCATAGTCTTCGGATTATTCGTCCGAAAAGAAAAGACCGAGTTGTTTGCTCGACCTGTAATAGACATCTTAGTGAGATAAAAATGATCCTCAAGACCACGTCTTTGAATAGTCTCATAAACTTCCTCAAAAGAGACCTTCCCCTGTTTCTCAGAGTTAGCAGTGATGGTCACATCATAATCTCTGATAGGGTAGATAGGACTGATAAAGAACGATGACCTGGCAGACATGAAACCATTCTTACCGCCACCACGAGCAAGAGTGTATAGATACTCGTCAAAGTGTGGCTCCCCATCCTCCTTCCGAAAAAGAAAAATGAACGGAGTCAAGAAAAGCTGGTATTTCGCTAGAGGAAAAAAGTTCTTTTCCGTAAACCGAATGAATTTCTCAATCAGGTCATTATCAAAATACAAATCATCGCGAGGATATATTTTCTCCTTGATGATTTTAAACAGCAACCTTCTTTCTTTGTTGACGACAATTTCTCCACGTTCGGCCATTTTGATGTAATCATCGACCAACGGATGCGAAATCATAATAGGTCACCTCCAGATGTGGATTTCTCAACAGGAGAATTTTCAACCTCGAAGTCAAACGATCGCTCAATAGCTAAAAGTTGATTGCTTGTGGTGTTGATTTCTTTGATTAGAGAATTCGCTTTTTGGAATCTTTGTTGCCCATTGTGGACAGTGATGACTAGCCCATCTTCTTCAAGACGAGATTTCAGTTCATAAAGCAGCCGGACAAGATAAAGATAGCGATTGACTTTTTCATACTGAATCGCATCCTTTTTTCTAGGACTGAAATAGCCGATTTTAGAAAGTAGCTGATTTTCTAATTCTTTTATATTTTTTTCCGAGTATTCTTCCATTACCCCCCACC